GATTAAGAAAGACATGCTTCGAGTTGAACAAGAAATCGAAAATGAAACTGATCCTACAAGAAAACGTCAGCTTCAATCTCAGCAGACACAGCTTCATAACAATCAAATGGCTATCAAAATTGCTATGAACAGTTTGTATGGCGCAACTGCTAATATTTACTTCCTCTATTATATTAACGACATGGCTGAAGCTATTACCACATCAGGCCAGCTATCTATTCGATATGCTCAAAAGTCTGTGAATGATTATCTCAACAAGATACTCAAAACAAATGATAAGGACTACATCATCTATATCGATACCGATAGTATCTATGTTGATTTTGGTCCTCTTGTTAAAGCTTCGTTCGGTACTACTGATATTGATCGTAAGAAAGGTGAGGAATTCCTTGATAAAGTTTGTGCTACTAAGATCGAAGAAGTAATCGAAAAAGGTTATATCGATCTTAAAAATCGTATGAACGCTTATCGTCAAGCGATGGTAATGAAACGCGAAAAGATTACTGATAAATCTGTGTTTATCGCTAAGAAGCGGTACATTATGAATACTCTCAACTCAGAAGGTGTTCATTACGAAGAACCTAAGGTATCTGTAACCGGCCTCGAATCAGTACGATCTTCAACTCCCGAAGTTTGTCGTGATAAACTCAAAGCGTCATTCAAAGTAATTATGAACGAAGGTGAAGAAGCAATTCAAGACTTCATCGCTCAATTTAAATCTGAGTTCTTTAAACTTCCACCAGAAGCTGTTGGTCGTAACTCAGGTACTGACAACATTGAAAAGTATATGGCTCACGGTACTTACAAAAAAGGTTGTCCAATGCACGTTCGCGGTTGTATTCTATATAACCAACAACTCAAACAAAATGGCTTGAGTAATCGCTATGAATCAGTTACATCTGGCGACAAGATCAAGTTCGTATATCTAAAAGTACCCAATCCAATTCGTGAGAATATCATCTCGTTTCCAGCGGTTCTCCCAGAAGAATTTAACTTAGCACCGTATGTGGATTACGAAACTCAATTCAACAAAGTCTTTCTCAGCCCACTTGAATCGATACTCGAAGCCCTTGGATGGTCTGCCGAAAAGACAAACTCAATCGAGGATTTTTTCGTATAATGACAAAAAAAGAACAGTTGACAAATCTTCTAAACCGTATTAAAGTAATGGAAGATGAAAAAACACAAGACAAGTATGTCGAGCCGTTAAGAAAACAGGCTCGCATTCTTAAAGCACAATTGGAGCAAAAGTAATGCATATTGAGCATGATCTTAAATTAGATTATAAAGATGTTCTAATCAGACCTAAAAGAAGTACACTTGGATCAAGAAAAGACGTAAGTCTGTCTCGATCTTTCGTTTATAAAAACTTCAATCCATACTATCCAAGCCCTTGGCGAGATGCTAATACTTATACTTATGAAGGTATTCCTATTATGGCATCTAATATGGATGGTGTTGGTACGTTTGAAATGGCCGACGAATTAAGTGAACGCTACAATATGTTTACTTGTCTAGTCAAAACATATAGTGCTGAAGAACTTATTTCTTTCTTTCATCCACAAGTAAATCTACGAACAGAATTCGCGGCAATGAGTATAGGCATTACTGAACCAGATATGGAAAAGTTTGTGCATGTCTATAATGAAGTTGGTAGAAACCTGAAATACGTTTGTGTAGATGTTGCAAATGGATATAGCGAGAGGTTTGTTAAGTTTATTAAAGACCTGAGGGAAAGATTCCCTTTTATTGTAATTATTGCAGGTAACGTAGTTACAGCAGATCAAACACAGGAGTTAATTTTAAATGGAGCAGACATCGTCAAAGTCGGAATCGGACCGGGGAGTGTGTGCACGACTCGGATACAAACTGGGGTGGGCTATCCACAATTGTCGGCGGTTATTGAGTGCGCCGATGCGGCACATGGACTCGGAGGACATATTATTGCTGACGGTGGGTGCTCTGTGCCTGGTGATGTGGCTAAGGCTTTTGGCGGGGGCGCCGATTTTGTAATGCTAGGTGGCATGCTCGCTGGTCATGATCAAGGTGGCGGTGAAGTAGTTGATAAATGGTATGACACTGGCGAGTATGATTATGAGATCCATCAAGGCGGAGCAGGCTCCCTTGAAAAAGTTATTAAGAAAAAACAGTTTGTAGAGTTCTACGGAATGAGCTCTAAGTCTGCAAATGATAAACACTTTGGTGGATTAAAAGAATATCGTTCGTCAGAGGGAAGAACAGTATTGACAAAATACAAAGGTGATGTTAATATAACTATACAAGACATCTTAGGTGGAATAAGATCTGCTTGTACATATGTTGGAGCTCGAAAGCTTAAGCAACTTTCTAAGTGCACGACATTTATAAGATGTAATGATACTCATAATCGAGTATTTGAAAGTTCTACGATTGGAAATTGATTATGTTGGAAGGTAACAAACAACAGGAACTTCTTACTATCGTAATGGAAGAATGCGCTGAAGTCACCGTTGAATGTTCTAAGATCAAACGATTTGGTTTAAAAGATAACGTTACAAATCTCGAAAAAGAAATTGGTGATCTTATGTGTATGGTAATGCTACTCGAAGAAGCAAAACTAATTGATATTAAAAGCGTTGAAAAAGCAATTGCAAATAAACGCGCGAAACTTAAAAAATGGAGTAATCTAGATGTCTGATTGGGCAAATGATATTTACATGATGCATAACAAATTTGGTGTGCGTGATTGGTTTGAAGCAAATAAAGATAACAAGGAACTGATGCGTAAGTATCTTATGTTCCGTGCTTTAATGTGTCAGGAGGAATTGAGTGAAACTCTTACCGCAATCAATAATGGAGATGCTGAAGAAATCGTTGACGGTCTTATTGATCTTTGTGTTTTTGCTATTGGCACTCTCGACGTATTTGGTGTTGATGCTAATGACGCTTGGGATCGTGTTTATAGTGCTAATATGGCTAAAGAGCCTGGAGTTAAGCCGGGACGTCCTAACCCGTTTGGGCTCCCTGATCTCCTAAAGCCAGGTGGATGGACACCACCAACACATGATGGTAATCATGGCGATTTTGAAAAAGCCTTAGATCAACTTCCACAAGTAAAATCTGAAGGTAGATGGTAAAATGGCAATTAACACGGCATTCATTCCTGTGTTCGAACAAAAGTTCAAAAGGCTACTTAAAGACATTGAAAAAGAATATGCTAAGCCAAAAGAAGAACGCAACAAAGGCAATATGAAAAAGTGGAGCCAAGAAGCAAAAAGTCTTCGCCAATTGTTTCGTGAATGTAAGAAACAAATGGGCGGTCAGTGCTGTCCACATTGTGGCGAAGAAATAGAATAAAAAAAGTGCAATTGTTACCGTTATCATTTTTTGTTACCGGTAACAATTTTACCTTTTGCATATAAATACGGTTACATTGTTATGAGCGCATTTGCAAAAGGAGGTCCCACCATGTGCAGTCCATTTGTACGTAAAGAAGCCAACCGTTTGAACTGGTTAGTAAAAGGCCATTTACTACATCCAAACACTTCAGACAAAGATACTGAAGCTACTTACAATTCATATATTAAAAGACTCTGGGGTAATTGTGAAAGAGCTGAATATGGATTAGTAGGTTTTGAGCAAGCTTGGAAAGCCAGAGAAGCAGATAAATTATCAAAAGAGTTAGAATCAGTTGCTGTCCTTGGATACGATTGATTTTTTTTTCAACTTTTTTATAAGCCATTGATTTCATTACAAACGTTTTTTCATTTTATTTGAAAAAAGGGTTGACATTACCCTGAAAAAGTACTATATTATTAATATAAGGAAAAACAAAGGAAAACAAAATGTCAAGAATCGTACATCTAGATAATGGCTCAGCAATCCACGCAGATATCGTTGAGTGCTTTGATAAAGCAACTCAAGATGAATTCAATCGTCGTCCTGGCGTTGGTTCAACTGATTTCTGGAATTTCGTTGAGTCTGATATGTACATGGGTTTGTCTGACTTTTACAAGTCAACATATATCGATGAGGCATTCGAAAAACTTGCAGATGAGTTTGATCTAGATATTGCTTATGACCGTTTGCAAGTTCTTAAAACTGATTTTCTTGGTATGGAGGCGTAAGTATGAAAAAGCAACAGTGGATCATGGTGATGTCAAAAGCACCAGCTCAAGACGAGTTTGGTATGACTATAAGCTATAGCATTGATGAACTCGGTGCTGAGAAGGCAATGGAAAAAGCTCAATCATATATAACAGAGCAATCCAAAGTTTTTCGTCAAGTTGAATTCAAACTTCAAGGAGGTGCTTGGTAATGAGCGATCTTAAATTTACAACTGCCGGTGATTATCTTGAGCAATATGACGAACGCCACGGAGGTCCATACGACCGTGGCTCGGCTGATAGCTACTATGGTCGTGGCTTTGATCCTCACTATTACGAAGGTTCCACATATCAATCTGAAAGAGTTGAAATGGCTGATATGACTGCTGAAGAAATTACTGCCTACACAAAAGGCTATAATGATAATGAAGAGCTCGGTAACAAAAAAGAATGGTAGACCCAATTCTTAAAAATTTCATATAGTAAACAAAGGGAGAATTTATTTCTCCTTTTTTGCATTTATTACAAAACCTTTATAACACTGTTATACTTTTGTTACAATTGCGTGATATATAGTGTATATAGGCTGTAGTGGCTTATAGTGTAACGTATTAGTTGAAATACTAAACAAGAAAGGAATTCCATGAAAAATTTAATATTAGCGGCCGCAGTCACACTCACGGCAACAGCAGTAGCGGCTCGTGATCAAGTGCATGTTGCCGGTTCATCAACAGTACTACCTTATGCAGCAATTGTTGCAGAAGCTTTTGGAGAAAACTTTGATTTTCCAACACCAGTAATCGAGTCAGGTGGCTCAGGTGCTGGACGTAAAAGATTATGTGAGGGTGTTGGATCAAACACTATTGATATTGCAAACTCATCATCACATATTAAGCAATCAGATATTGACCGTTGTGCTGAAAACGGTGTAAGCGCACCTGTTGAAGTTCGTATTGGATATGATGGTATCGTATTTGCAAGCCGCTTAGAAACAAAGGGGTTTGAAAATATTACACCTATGCATATCTATTTGGCAGTTTCAGATAAATCAAATGCAACAAACTGGAAAGATGTAGATCCATCATTCCCAGATCGCGCTATTAAAACATTCATTCCAGGCACCAAGCATGGTACACGTGAAGTGTTTGATAAGAAGGTTATGACAGCAGGTTGTAAAGCAGCTGGTTCATATGACTTGTTCTTTAAACAGAACGGTGGAGATAAAAAGAAAGCCGAAAAAGAATGTATGAAAGTTCGTACTGATGGTGTAAGCATTGATATTGATGGTGATTATACAGAAACTCTTGCTCGGTTGAAAAACAATCCAAATGGTATTGGCGTATTTGGTCTGTCATTTTTGTTGAATAATACAGATTCAATCTATGCGGCAAATGTAAATGGTGTTGCGCCTTCAACTGAAACAATTGCATCTGGTGAATATCCTATCTCTCGTCCTTTGCAATTCTATGTAAAAACGGAGCATTTAGATGAAATTCCTGGACTACGTGAATACATTGAGTTCTTTATCTCAGATGAAATGGCTGGCCCTGATAGTCCTCTTGCTGACTATGGTTTGGTATCTGATCCTGAGCTGGCAGCCACACAAGACATGGTCGCTGGACTTTAAGTGGCTTTATTAGTGTGACATTTTTGTCAATATAAAAAAAGTTAAAAAAAGGGGTTGACATTCAGCCCCTTTTGATGTATATATAGAATGTGGACGTTGAAACAAGATAAAAACGGATCGGACTCGGGTGCGATTCCCGACGCCTCCACCATAAATGCATTATGTCCTGCTGCAACAGGAAGTTTTGCAGAACATAGATGGCCCGTATGGGTGGTCGAAGTTAGTGCATTTATGATGGGGGCGAATTAGGATCGACGAACGGAGTAGTTGAGTGGAGTTCACCGTGTTGGCCTACGTTATTCAGCCAAAAACTACAAATGCAAACGATAATTTTGCACCATCTGGTTACGCACTAGCTGCATAACACAGGGGGTTGGCCACTTACCTAGCAACAGAAAAGTGGCACATTCATTTAAAAATTAATAAGAAAGGACAAAAGATGAATAAACTTTTAACTACTACAGCACTTGTTTTTTTCGCTGGTTCAGTATCAGCAGCAGATATGGGCGGAAAAATTACAACTGAAATCGCAGAAAACGCAGACGACAAATGGGGTGCTACTACATCTTTTGATCTAGGAATCGCGTCTATGGGTACATCAGTACCTGCATTCGCTGCTATTGATTTAGACGTAAACACAGACGGTGATGTTACTCTTGATGAGTGGCAAGTTGGTACTGTAGTTAACGGGGACGCAATGATCTCATTTGGAGATCAAGGAAATGTTTGGATCGACACAGAAGACGGTTCAACAATGGCTGATCCAGCCATGAAAGAATCTATCCAAGTAAAAGCCCTTGGCGCACAAATGGGCGTTAGCTGGAAAGATATCGAAGCAGATGCAACAGAAATCGAAACAGTCGGTGGTATGTACGAAATGAACGTTGGTCTTATTAATCTGCAGGCCGCAGGTTCATACAACTTAGACAAAGAAGAGTTTGCGGTTGGTGCCCGCAATGATTATCTGTTGAACGACAATATTGGACTTGGTGCTGCTGTTACTTATGAGTCAGAATCAGAAGATATTGGATTTGAAGTAGATGCTGGCGCGTTCGGTGCTACGGTATTCGTAAATGGCGATCAGGATGAAATGCTTCAAAACGTAGGTGGTTCTTATGAGTACACACTTCTAGGTATTGATCTAGAAGCTGGTGCTACATATAACCTAGACAACGAAGAATTGACACCTACTGCATCTGTTTCATTCAGCTTCTAAGCTGAGAGAAACCTATAGAAAAATCTTGGTAGCGGGGCCTTTCGGGGCCCCGTTGGTCATTATAAATATAATAAACAACAGCTGGAGGTTTATTATGTCCCTGAAATTGAAAGAGCTCACATGGGCTCACCACCAAGCAGCTGAAAGAAGAGCATTTGCAAAAGTACTTCTTTCTGGCAAAATCGATCCAAAACTATATCATAAATTTCTTACTTGTCAATACATGAACTATAATGTACTTGAGCAAGCAGCAATTATACCACCAAACTTAAATCGTATTAAAAGAGCTCGTCGTATTTTTGAAGATATTCGAGAGCTCGAAGATGCTTATAATTTAAGTCCTACCGGAGAGTTTCCTCAGTCAGTTTATGACTATGAACAACATATCTGGAAACTTCAAGAAGAAGAAAATAATCACGCATTGCTAGCTCACATGTATGTTCGTCATTTTGGCGAGTTACATGGTGGACAAATGATTAAGAAAAAAATTCCCGGCAACGGACTGATGTACGAGTTCGACGGCGATACTAAAGAATTAATTGAAAAGTTTAGAGAACTTCTCGATGACAGTATGGCTGAGGAAGCAAAAAAATGTTTTGACTTCGCTTCACAATTATTTGATGAGTTATCCAAAGAAATGGAGAACGAAACGGTTGACATTTAGTCAGCTTTATAATATAATATATCTAAGTAACAATAGGAGGAGAATGATATGCAAGAAAATGTATCATACGAAGATATCGAATTCAAAGATTATAAAAAATCCGATAGAATGTTACGAAGTGAGTCTGCAAGGGCTCGAAGGAAAGAAACAAAACAAATTCGGGAGCAGCGAACTATAGCACATTGGGCAAAGTCTCGCCGCGCAAGAAAAAATGGAAAATCTTAAGACTTTAACAGTCGATAAAGATCCTCAATCTGGGGATCTTTATTTGCAACTTACCGATGAACTGATGGATCAAATGGGATGGACTGTCGGTGATACTTTGGTTTGGATAGACAACAAAGACGGCACATGGTCGTTGGAGAAAAAAAATGCACCCACTGTGGATCAAACTTGACGGATTAGCAACTCATATTGAAAATCAGTTCAATAAGCATTTAACAAAATTTGATAATCCAAAATATGATGACGGCATGAGATTTCCAGGATGGAGAGATAACTTTTGGAAATCTGATATTGTATCAAAAGCACATCTTAAAACAATCGTACCTGAGAACGGTAGAGGTCTATGGCTTATGCATGTAAATGTATTTCCAAAGCCAGGTATTGAACTTCCTATTCTTGGATTTGATATTGTAGCCGGTCCTAAAAAAGTTACCGGTTCATTTATGGATTATAGTCCTTTACATGGACGGCCGCATCCATATACAGATTTTATGGCTCATAAAGTAAAAAGTTTAGAGTGGGTCAAAGCTCGCGAACTTCCACCTTGGGCTCAAGAGATTTTTTCAGAAAACATGATTGCAGTTGGCAATATTAATACTGACGAAGAACTCGAACAATTTATTAAAGTTACAAGTTGTTTGCTCGATTATTATTTAGAAAATATAGAACAAAACGCGTTTAAATCTGATAGAGATACTACTTATCTTTTAAATAAATATTGTACTAATCAAAAAATGAATCCTCATTTGCATCGTTCAATTTCGGCAATGGGAATCTCTGAAGAGGATAAAAATCGTTACGTTGACAACGTTTTATTTGAGGAGATATAATGGCTTTTTTAGTACACCCTCTGCCGCCTGTGAATGTATATGTTCGCAAGGAATATTTGTATGACCTAGAAAAAGGTCACGGAGAACTTACGCCAGGAATCTGGATCAGTGTTAAAAGCACTATGAGTAAAGCTCTCTATTTTGAAACATTACTAACAGACTATGGTGCTTTATATGATAAACTACCTATCTCAGCTTTCCTCTGGAAAACAGATCATGGTGAGCTTCTTCCTCTTGACGTGCTTCAGCTTTGGGATTGCTTTGACTACGATATCACTGTTATCGAAAAACCCATATTGTGCAGATGTGAATTTTTTGGAAAGGATCGCAGAATGCACGCTGGTGAATATGAATTTACCATTGATAACGCCCATCGCGACAAGTCGGTCCTTAACACCAACTTTTCAGAGCACGATCCCGAACATAAGTCATTCAATGTCATTAGACTTGACAACGGACAGTTTGCAGCCCAGCCCAATAACCGCGTTATCTGGCGAGATAGCTCGCTAACACCTTCCGATTTAAAGCGTCCTGACTTTAAGGTTTGCACTCAAAACTATGCTGTAGAAGACGAACCAAAGTGGTCTGTAGGACATACTGATGAATGGCAATATAAAACTAAGGAAGAAAGCAGTATGGAATGAATTTAACTGTAACAGAAAATGCTAAAGTTTATCTTAAAAAGGTTGGGAAACCAAATGTATCACTTACCGTAAAAGGCGGAGGTTGTTCTGGTTTTCAATATGAGTGGGGTGTTACTGATAAAGATCCTACTATTGAAAATTTGTGGCTAGATCCTATGGCTGAAATGTTTATTTTTGGCTGTACGATTGATTACGTTGAAGAGCTGGGTGGCTCCTATTTAAAAGTAGTTAACCCAAATGCAACAGCTTCTTGCGGTTGCGGTGAAAGTTTTGCGGTATAAAGGAAATATAAATGGAAAAACAGTTGACAGGTCAGGGATGTTGTGATACAGTAAATATAACAAGTGGAACAACATACATTATGTTTGGTAGGCACAAATATATAGTACATGTTACATTTTGTAAAAACTGTGGTTCACAAAAGGAACCCACGTCATATATTAGACATATAAAGGAGAGCAGGCATGAGCAACAATTTGGTCAATCAGTTTCTCGGTGAAAAAGACGGTCAACAGTTAAGAGCCGAAATCTATACAGCTGGACAAGGTTATACTATTAACTATTTTATTAACGGGCAATTTATTAAAGAGGAAGTAATTATGGGCCATAGCGTGCATTACGTAGAGGATGCAGCAAACAATTGGCTAGCGGGTATTAAAACACTAAATGGATAGTATTATGTCAGTTAAACCTCGCACGCCCGAACGAGTTCATCACGAAATTCAAGAGATGCTATCTAAAGGTACAAACTATATTGATGCACTTTGTGAATACGCTCGGATTAATGAGCTCGAAATCGAAACAGTTGCCGATATTGTGAAAAAGTCTTCGATCTTAAAAGAAAAAGTAAGATCTGAAGCTGTAGAATTGAAAATGGTACACTCGGATGATCCGGACATCACTAAGTTATGCGAATGAGGATTCTTATTACTGGTATGTAAAATACCTAGCAATGAAGAAGCACTTCACTCAAGCTAGCTACGATTATCACAAATACAACGGAAAAATCAGAGCATCATATGACAAGTTTCGTACTCGTAATGATGCTTATTTTTTCGCAAAACTCTCAGAAAGAGACAATCCAGAAAAGCTGATGCTTGCAAACTTTATTGTAAAGCCAGATATTTGGATTCGTGCTATCTTAGAGCAAGAAGGTGAAGATCGATATACTGAATGGCAACGCAAGATGGATTCTTTGTCTCGTGTTTTCAGTCAAGATCTAAATCAACTTGATGATAATTATCAAGCTAATTTTACTTCGGTAAATGGGCAGCATCCGCTTCTCATCACACTATATCTGCAACAAAAAATTACTCTTGAAACAATTACTATCCTTGCTACGATATCAAATATTTTTCCCTATTGGGACAAAGAAATAGTTGACAAAATCGTAGCAGGTGATATAATAAAACTCATAAGGAAGTATAGACCTTTCTTAGAGATTGATGAAAAAAAGTTTAAAGATCTTGTCCGAAAACGATTTTTCTGATATAAATAGTATGGTCGGATGGTCCGACACATATTTCGCTTATACTAAACATACATTGCAATACAAGGAGAATACGTATGTCATTTGATGCACTCAAAAAGAACCGTTCATCGTCACTCGACAAATTGAACAGCCAGCTCGAAAAAATTTCTACAAAGAGCTACTCAGATCCCAACGAAGGTAAATTCTGGAAACCAACCCGCGATAAAGCTGGTAATGGTTTTGCTATTATTCGTTTCTTGCCTGCACCTGCTGGTGAAGAAATGCCATTCGTTCGTATCTGGGATCACGGTTTCCAAGGCCCAACAGGTCTATGGTACATCGAAAATTCCCTTACTACTATTAACCAAGATGATCCAGTTTCTGAGTATAACTCTAAGCTGTGGAATTCTGGTATCGATTCAGACAAAGATCTTGCGCGTAAGCAAAAGCGTCGTCTGAAGTATGTTGCTAACATCCAGGTAATTAAGGATGGTGCAAACCCAGAAAACGACGGTAAAGTATTCCTTTATCAGTTCGGTAAGAAAATCTTCGACAAGCTGAATGATCTAATGAATCCTCAGTTTGAAGATGAAACTCCAGTAAACCCATTTGATCTATGGGAAGGTGCTAACTTTCGCCTGAAAATTCGCCAGTTCGAAGGTTATCCAAACTATGATAAATCAGAATTCGATGCTCCTTCAGCATTGTCTGATGATGACGCAGCGTTGGAACGCATCTATAACCAAGAGCATTCATTGCAGGAATTGGTTGATCCGAAAAACTTTAAATCATATGCTGAGTTGAAAGCAAAGCTTTATCGAGTACTTGCACTTGATGAAGAACCTTCTACACCAACTACAGCTGAAGATGATGATGAGTTTGATCTAAGCAGCATGGGTAATACCCAACAAGCTGCGCCTCAGCCAACTATGCCAGCTGCGGCACCAGAACCAGTTTCTAATCTTTCAATGGATGATGACGATGATCTATCAATCTTTAAGGAACTAGCTAATGGCTAATAAAGTCTACGAAGAAGTTCTAGACTTTGATTTCGGCTTCAGCTTTATTGATGAAGAGCTTCAAGAAAAAGAAGCTGAGGCCGAACAAAAGATTCAAGAAGTCAGCTCTGAAAAGCAATCACTTGAGGATCAACTCACCGATGCTAAAGTCAAAGCTGACGATCTTGAATATCGATTAGAACTTCTATATAAATCTATCTCTCCGTTCTTAGACAACCTGTGTAAGAATTCGGATAAATCAACTATTTACTGGCCAGATCGAGTTGCCAAGATCGAGGCCTATAAAGGAAAATTGCTTAAGATTGTAGAAGGAAGTTAATATGAGTCTATTAGACAAATTGGTAAAAAATTCTACTATTAAGATGACGGCTCCCATTGCGGAATCGAAAGTCTTTGGTAAGAAAGAAATGGCTCCGACGTCAGTTCCTATGGTGAACGTAGCGTTGTCTGGCCGTATTGATGGCGGTGTAAGTCCTGGCCTTTTGGTCTTGGCTGGTCCATCAAAGCACTTTAAATCAGCTTTTGCTCTTCTAATGGCAGCTGCTTTTTTGAAAAAGAATGAAGACGCAGTTCTTCTGTTTTATGATTCAGAGTTTGGTACACCTCAAGCATACTTTGAATCCTTTGGTATTGATATGAATCGTGTAGTACACACGCCAGTTACCAATGCTGAAGAGCTTAAGTTTGATATTACACAACAGCTGGATAAGATCGAGAAGGGCGATAAAGTCATGATCGTTATCGATTCAGTTGGTAACCTTGCATCTAAGAAAGAAGTTGAAGATGCGCTTGACGGTAAATCAGTTGCTGATATGTCTCGTGCAAAAGCTCTTAAGTCTTTGTTTCGTATCGTTACACCACATCTCAATCTTAAAGACATTCCACTTATCGCAGTCAATCACACTTATAAAGAGATTGGTCTGTTTCCTAAGGATGTTGTATCAGGTGGTACAGGTATCTACTATTCAGCAGATGCTATTTGGATCATTGGTCGACGTCAAGAAAAGGTTGGCACAGAAATTACAGGCTACCACTTTGTGATTAACATCGAAAAGTCTCGCCATGTAAAAGAGAAATCTAAGATTCCAATCTCAGTATCTTGGGAAGGTGGTATTGTTAAATGGTCTGGTTTAATGGAAATCGCCGAAGCTGGTGGTTATCTACGCAAACCAAAGGTTGGTTGGTATGAAGCAGTAAATCCTGAAACAGGTGAGCTTCTTTCCGAAAAACTTCTTCGAGCAAAAGAAATTGTTGACAATTCTGAGTTTTGGCTTAATATGTTAGAGAAGACAGATTTTTCTAAATATATTAAAGACGCGTTTACCATCGGTGCATCCGGTAGTATTATGCGTGAAGACGACGAATCCAATAATGAAGTGCTAGAAGAAGTGGTGGAAGATGATTGAGAATACAGTAGTATCTAACCTTGTTTACAACGAAGATTATTTTCGTAAAGTATATCCTTATATTAAAAAGGATTACTTCGAAGATGGCAATCTTCAAAAAATATTCGATGCATACTCTGAGTATGTAGAAGAGTATCGAGAGCCTCCCTCTGTGGAGGTTCTCAAACTCGTCATTGATAAACGTAAAGATCTAAATGAAGATAGTTACAAAAATGTAATGGCGAGCCTTGACCAACTCAAAGTTGATGAACAAACAGACTTTGATTGGCTCGTGTCTGAGACCGAGAAGTTCTGTCAAGATCGAGATCTATTTAATGCAATTCGAAAAGCAATCCTGGTGGTGGATGGCACTGAATCTACTCTCGGTAAAGATGCATTGCCAGGATTGCTTCAAGATTCTTTGAGTATCAGCTTTGATACAAGCGTAGGTCACGACTTCCTTGAAGACTATGAAGCTCGATATGATTTCTATCATAAGAAAGAAGAACGTATTCCATTCGACATTGAGCTACTCAACAAGATTACTAAGGGTGGTTTACCTCGTAAATCTATGACTGTACTATTGGCAACAACAGGTGGTGGTAAATCACTTGTCAAGTGTCATATGGCAGCCAACGCGTTACTTGCTGGTAAGAATGTTCTTTATATTACTATGGAAATGGCTGAAGAACGTATCTCAGAACGTATTGATGCCAACCTTCTTGATGTTACAATCGATGAAGTATCTGAGATGCCACGAGATGTTTACAACAAACGTCTTGAACGCATCAAAGGTAAATCTACGGGCAAGCTTGTTGTAAAAGAATATCCAACTGGCTCTGCTCATGTCGGTCACTTCAGACATCTACTTACTGAACTTCGTATGAAACGAAACTTCAAGCCAGATATCATTATGATCGATTACCTAAATATATGTGCAAGCGCTAGAGTAAAAGGTGCTGCAGCAGCTAATTCATATACGCTAGTCAAGTCAATTGCAGAGGAGGTACGTGGTCTTGCGATGGAATATAATTGTAGCGTTGTTACTAGCTCTCAATTTAATCGCGATGGTTACGGTAACTCCGATGTGGATCTTACCAATACATCTGAGTCTATGGGGATTACTCATACTGCTGACTGTATACTTGGACTTATATCATCCGAAGAACTAGACAACCTTGGCCAACTCATGATTAAGCAGCTCAAGAATCGTTGGGGTGATCTAAGTTACTATCGTAGATTTGTCGTCGGTATTGATCGTGCTAAAATGCAACTCTATAATCTAGAAGAAAGTGCTCAACGCAATGTAAGCAATGCCCAATCAGTTGCAAATACTGCATTTGGTAGTCCAAGCAATGATTCACCTGTTTTTGATAAATCTGCTTTCGGTCAAAGTAAGAAAACATTATTCTCTGCTGGTGGCATTTCATAGCTCTTATAAATAAAGTAAAACAATTAAGAGTGATTTCATGTCTTTAATGAGATTTAGGCAATATGCCGACGACAGAGAATCTTTACGTGAAAGTAGAGCATCAGATAAGTTCGAAAACGATGTTGCAAGCGAGCTAAACAAAATGGGTTTTGATGCTTCAAGACCTAGAGTTGATTCTACTTATTCAGACGTCTTAGTAAAACACCAAGGTAAAAAAGTATGGATAGAAGTTAAGATGAACCATACTGACAACCTTGGTAATACTCGTGCTTCTTATGACGGAAGTAAATGGACTTCAGCTCCAGAGAAAAAGGGTCCTCTTGCTGGCAAGATGGGTCCTTTGAAAGTTTACATTGCAAAGATGTTAAAGAAACATGCTAATAAATTTGTATCTGATATTTTAAAAGCAACTGGTAAGAAAAAGCTTAATACAAATATTGGCCCTCAAAAGAACGATCCTGATACTGTAAATCACGAAGAAATGAAAGCTTATATGGCAAAACAGCGTGATCAGTATATTGTTACAGTACCAAATCAAGATCTTGGCTTAGTTGTTAGAGACCATTATTCTAAAGGCGGTAAAACAGAAGCAGCATATTACTTGCAAGCTGCAGACGATTTTTACAGATTGAGTA